CATTACTGACATTAAGCTTGAAGAAGCTAAAATTGCTCACAGACAAAATAGCGTTGAAGGCGCTGCTCCACAAGTTTCTGTAGCTACTTAAGTAACAAAGCTACATCGCTGAAATCGCACTTTCTTTACAGGCTCTCTTGCACTCTACTAAAAACTAGTATACAAATAACCCACTATACAATTTAAAACGATACGTAGACGCGTATAGTCGACGGCCTAGAGACTATGTATCATAACTAGGAGGATAAAATTATGGCAAATACTACATTTAATGGTCCGGTAAGATCTGAAAAAGGTTTTGAAGTGGCTACTAAAAACGCAACAACAGGTGCATTTACAACTAGATATAGTTCAGCTTTACCTGATATGACAGGTTTAACTTTAACTGATTTAGCAACAGGTGCTAACATTACTTTGATTAATAATTCAATGAATGTTACTAACTACACAGGTGCAGCAGCAGCTGCAGCAGCATTACCAGCAGCAACACAAGGTGATGTGTGTGTTTACGTGCAATCAGTTGACACAACTGGTGGAACTAACACTTTAACTTTTAATGCAGCTGGAACTGATGTTTGGGCTACTGGTTCAGTAATTGAATCAAGAGCAGCAGCAGAAGTAACTTTTGACATTTCAACTGCAGGTGAAACACAGTTAGTTTATACACCAGCTAACGCGGCTACAAACTTGTTTACAACTGGAAGCATGATTGCTTTTATTTGTTACGAAACAGGCACATGGACTATCGCATCTAGAATGGGTGGTGCAGCAGACGCAACTACAGGTGCATTTGCATTTGCAGCGTAATAATTAATTATGTGTGGGCTCCGGCCCACACAAATTTAAGGAGATTTAAATATGTCAATAACATCAAAAGTTAGACAATCGGTAGTTCTTACAGCTGATGGCCAAGTACAGAAATTAATTTCTGGTTCAGCAGCCAATATTGGAAGCGCAAATATTTTATCTGTATTTGCACAGTGTACGGCAGCTGATGGTGAAATTAAACTTTATAATGAAGTAGGCGCTGCTAAAACAGCAGGCAAATTAATATTTCATGGTAAGTTTGGTACAGCAGCTAATCAAGTAGAGCAATTTAAAATACCAGCATCTGGTATATATGCTTCTGACGGAATATATGCAGATCTAACTAACGTAGATTTTTTTTATATAATCGGAACTTTTTAGGGGTAGCCAATGGCTAATACTACTTCACAGTCCTACAGTTTTGACCAGGACTTTTCAATTGATGAAATCATTGCAGATGCGTATGAACGTATTGGTTTAGTAGGCACAGCTGGTCATCAATTAAAAACTGCAAGAAGATCTTTAAATATATTATTTCAAGAATGGGGTAATAGAGGAATACATTTTTGGGAAGTAGGAAACACTAATATTAATTTAGTAGCAGGTTCAACAACTAACGTTGATGCTACAGCTGAAGGATCTGGTGTATATACTTTTTACAGAAATTCTACAGATGTACCTGGAGGTGGAGAACCACCACAAGCTACAACTGTTCCTGTTGCTAACGTTTATGGTATTTCAGATATTTTAAATGTTACATATAGACAAAACTATAATACAACAAATCAATCAGACACAGGTTTAACTAAAGTTGCAAGAGATGCTTATTCAGCAACAGCTAACAAAGCATCTAATGGAACTCCTTCACAATTTTGGGTACAAAGATTTATAGATAAAGTTACACTTACTATTTATCCTTTACCTAACGCAACTGCTGCATCAAACTTTTTAAATGTTTATTATGTAAAAAGAATTCAAGATGCAGGAGCTTATACTAACTCAGGTGATGCACCTTTTAGATTTGTACCATGTATGATTTCAGGATTATCTTATTACTTATCTATGAAGTTTGCACCACAAAGAACACAGGAGATGAAGTTGTTGTACGAGGATGAACTTGCTAGAGCATTATCTGAAGATGGTTCTGCAGCTAGCACATTTATTACTCCGAAGACATACTATCCAAATATATAATGGCTAGATTTGCAAAAGGTAGTAGAGCATTAGCGATCTCTGATAGATCAGGTGCAGCTTTTCCATATAGAGAAATGGTAAAAGAATGGACCGGAGCTTTAGTACATGTTTCAGAATTTGAACCTAAACAACCACAACTAGAACCACATCCAGTAGGAGCTGATCCACAAGGATTAAAAAATGCAAGACCTGCAAGAACAGAATTTCCAGTACAAGATATTTTACCAAACAATCCTTTTACTACAAACTCAAACACAACTTTAAATGTTTCATATCCAAGTAATCAAATAAATGAAGGAACATCTTATGTAAGATTTCAAGCAGTTAAATCTAGAGTGGGTGGTGTTGCAATTGCAACTTTAGAATTAGAGACAACATTAAATGGAGCTATAAATGATTTAGTAACTTCTATTGATTTAGTTGATGCTTCACAGTTTCCAACAAGTGGTTTTTTTATGATTGAAAAAGTAAATGTTCAAACCGGTAAATTTGATAATGAAGTTATTCAATATACAGGTAAAAATGTAAATCAATTAACAGGTTGTTCTACGTCCAGCGCACCTTTTAGAGGAGTTACCCCACCAACAACAACAGCGAGTAGCCACCCGGACGGAGCTAAAGTTTTTGGATGTTATCTTGCAACAGCAGTTGCAACTACTGTAGAAGTTGGTCCTACACTACCAAATGGAACACAAGCAACAGAACAACAATTTAATTCTATAACAGTTCCTTTAGTAAATGCAGCAGGTAGTTCAGAAATAGGAGGCGGTTTTCAGTGTACAATTGGACCGTTAAATGATAGAGCTTAATTATGGCTGGATATACATACGCAAATTTAACAACAGATATTAGAAACTACACAGAAGTAGATGCTAACGTATTTACTGCTGCTGTTATAAATAGATTTTTAGAAAACGCAGAACATAGAATTAATTTAGATATACCAATGGACTCAGACAGAGTTCAAGCAGAAGCACAATTTGCACAAAATTTTAATAGTATTACAGTTCCTACAAAAGCTTTATTTGTAAGAGGTGTACAAGTATTTAATTCAACAACAGCTACTACAGAACAAGGTTTTTGGTTGGAAAGACGAGATCAAACTTTTATTACTGAGTATGTGGGTGAAGCTACAGGACCTTCTGGAGGTCAAGCGGCACAGAATGTAAAAGGTTTACCTAAATACTATTCTATGTTTGGTGGTGCTACAACAGGAACTGATACTGCTACATCAGGAGCTATATTTGTTGCTCCTACACCAGATCAAAATTATAAATATATCATTCATTATAACGCTCAACCAACTGGTTTAGAGACTAATACCTCTGGAACTTATGTAAGTAATTACTTCCCACAAGGCTTATTATATGCATGTTTAGTAGAAGCATTTATGTTTTTAAAAGGTCCAACAGACATGTTGACACTATATGAAAATAGATATAAAACTGAACTACAAAAGTTTGCAGCAATGCAAGTTGGAAGAAGAAGACGAGACGATTACACGGATGGAACAATAAGAATACCAATCGAGTCACCGCCTCAGTAATTAGGAGATTTTTTATGGCAATAACATCAGCAGTATGTAACAGTTTTAAAACAGAAGTTTTAAGAGCAATTCACAATTTTACCAACGGTGGAAACACTTTTAATTTAGCATTGTACACAAGTTCAGCTACACTAAATAAATCAACAACAGCTTACAGTTCATCAAACGAAATAACTAACGCATCAGGATCTGCTTATTCTGCAAAAGGAAAAGCACTTACAAGTGTAACTCCTGCTTTATCTACTGATACAGCTTGTTGTGATTTTGCAGATGTTTCTTGGACATCAGCTTCGTTTACAGCTAACGGTTGTTTAATATTTAATGATTCAGCATCAGGTGATCCAGCAGTTTGTGCAATCGCATTTGGTGGAGACAAAACAGTTTCTTCTGGAACATTTACAATTCAATTTCCAACAGCAGACGCATCTAACGCAATACTTCGTATAGCATAGGGAGGAACTCCTTATGGCATCAACCTGGGGTAATAATACTTGGGGATCCAACGAGTGGGGTGACGATAACATTACCGTTATTCTTTCCGGACAATCAACAACATCATCAGTAGGTTCACTAGAAGCTTTTAATGAAGAAGGTTGGGGTCGACAAGAATGGGGCAACTCTGGTTGGGGTGTAGAATATGCTGTACAACTAACAGGTCAATCAACTACAACATCTGTAGGTTCTATTACTACAGAAATTGCAGTACCACTTACAGGTTTATCAACTACATTAAGTCTTGGCACACCTACTTTAGATTTAACATCTATTGTAATTCCAACAGGCCAACAAGCACAAACTCAACTTGGCGATTTTGATAATGCTGGAACATTAGTTGGTTGGGGTAGAAATGGTTGGGGTGAAGAACCTTACGGAGATTCATTTAATAAACTTGTCCAACTATCAGGATTAAGTACAACATCTAGTGTTGGATCATTAACTGCTTTACCAGAAGAACTTATAGATATAACAGGAGTAAGTGCAACATCTAGTGTAGGTAGTTTAACTCTTGATATAAGTTGTACTGTTGTACCAACAGGAGTAAGTGCAACATCTAGTGTAGGATCATTATCTCCTATAGAAATGACTATAGGATTAACTGGTCAACAAGCAACAACTGCAGTTGGTGGAATAATTCTTGATGCTCTTACAGAATCTCCAACAGGTCAACAAGCAACAACTGCAGTTGGTGATTTAACCGTTGGAATAGGAGTTGTTCCAACAGGAGTATCAGCAACATCTTCTGTAGGATCTTTAACAGTTGGAATAGGAGTTCCTTTAACCGGGGTCAGTGCTACATCAGCAGTTGGTGCAATATCACCTATTTCAATGG